ATAGTGGTCGACCTAATGCTTCTGTTGGTCGTGCACGAATAAAAAGTGCAAGAGCAAAAAAGTCAGGACCAACTGTATATAAAGATGGTCAACAGTATGAATTGAGTCGCAATAGAAGAACAGCAATTAATGAGCTGATTAGTATGCGAACTGACAAAGGTGCTGAAAAATCAACTCCAAGAGAACTCAGACAAAAAGCCAAAAGTGATTTGAAAGAAATCAAATCTAAACCTAAGACCATGGAGGAAATGCGTAAGCAGAACAGAAAGAAATCTAAACAAGCGTCAAAATGTATTCCTAATGGTACAGGAACAAATGCTTGCAGAGGCGATCTGATGGGAACTGGTGGCTATAAAAAGTAATAAATAAAACTATTATGTATACTAACAAACCGGTTAAGCCTACAGGAATGAAGGCTAATCCAAAAAAAGCCTCAGGAGAGGCTGAAAGAAAGAAAATTGATTCTGCAATGCAGGCAGCCAAGAGCAAGTCAAACATCAAAAGTAACATGGCAGGTGGCGTTGGACCAAAACTGAAAAAAGACACTCCAAAAGCCAAAGGCGGTATGAAAAAAAACCTCCCAGCCCTTCCGGGTAGTAAAGGTGGGTTAACCAAAGGACCAAACGGTTTAGGTAAAAATAGAAAAACGCCTCCGGGGAAAATGGTTAAAGTTTAACCTAATTGAATTGATCTTTGAAACTTTCGTTACTGGCTAAATGTTCCCTAGTGATTGCAATTGCAATCATGATGACTTTCTTTGGGGTTCAAAGTGCAGTAGTATTTGGTTATTTTCAACCATCTTATTTGATTATAGAATTTGGGTATGGATGTATTATTGCATTCATACCTTTCTTTTTTATAGGGACTGTTGAATTTGTACGAAAGGCACAGTATAAAGCACAGTCAGTTGACGATACACTAATGGCTATTAATTTATCCAACGCATTAGTAGAATTAGACTTAGATGGCAGCATTTTAAATGCAAATAGTATATTTTCCGATATTACAGGTTACTCAAATCACGAGTTGAAAAAAATGAATCATCGTGATTTTATGTATGAGTTTTCACAGCAAGAATACAGTGACTTTTGGAGAAACTTAAAAGCAGGTCGGTCTGTTTCTGGAGAGTTTAAAAGAAAAAACAAAAAAGGTGAAGTGATATGGATTAATGGGAATTATAACCCGATTATGGATCCCTACGGTGAAGTATATCGAATCCTTAAAATAGCTATGGACATCACCGCTAAAAAGAACATTGAGGCAGAAATAGCAAAGAAGAACTCTTATCTGGAGCATGCGGCAAAAATATTGCGACACGACATGCACTCTGGCATTAATACATACATTCCTAGAGGTTTAAGTTCTTTGAAACGAAGACTGACAACAGAACAAATTAAAGATTTAAAGATAGATTCACCTTTAAGAATGATAGAAGAGGGGTTAGTTCATACTCAAAAAGTTTATCGCGGTGTCAAAGAGTTTACCAATCTTGTAAAGAATGACGCTCAATTAGAAAAAGCTGAGTTCAATTTAAAAGAAATTTTACAGTCTTATTTGTCTAGTACATCATATGAAAAACAGGTGCTTATAGATGATATGCCCAGTATTTTGGTCAATGAAAGCTTGTTCTGTACCGCAGTGGATAATTTAATACGAAACGGTTTGAAATACAACGATTCGGCAACAAAGATAGTTCATATCTTTGTGGAAAATAACGATTTTGTTATCCAAGATAACGGAAGAGGAATGTCTCAAAAAGATTTTGAAACGTGGTCTCAGCCTTACGTACGGAAAGAGGGACAAGCCGAAGCCGGTTCGGGTTTAGGTTTGAACATTTGCACGGCTATTATGGAGGAGCATGGATTCAAAATCACAGTAGAAAAACTTGATAAGGGTACAAAAATAAAAATAAGATTATGATTGATTCTATACTATTGGTTGATGATGAAGATTTGTTTCATCTTGTGTTTGAAGACTCTTGTAGTCTTTTAGATATTACTCTAAGCTTACAAAGTTTAACATCTTCGGACGAAGCAGACCGTTTGTTTAAAAAATGGTTTAATGAGGGTCCTGAAGAAGAGAAGCCGGAGTGTGTTTTTGTTGACTTAAATATTATCGGTTCGTCTTTTGATGGAATTGAACTAATACGCAAGATCAACACAGAATACGGTAATGGCGTAGTGATTGGAATTATATCATCTTCCGATGACAAGCAAGAGATTGAAAAGGCTAAAAAAGTGGGTGCTCAGTTCTGGATCATCAAGAGTGATGAGATTGAACCACGCCTAGAAGCTTTTCGTAAAGACTATGAAGGCTTTAAGAATAAAACAGCTGCGTTTAAACTGTATAAGTGATTTCATTTAGTAAGGATACCTGCAATGACCTTATAGCGTTATACAAAACAAAAAAGATATCGCTTGAGGGAAACATCTTAAAGGTAATTAAGGGTGGGGATTCTGAATTTACAAAATACATAGAAGAAGCAAAACAGAGGGATAACGAAACCCGAAGAAAGCGATTAGATATTACGAAGCAAGTTCAGCAACAGAATAAAGAGTTAATAGATAGTCAAGCAGAAAGGGAGAAGCTAATGACAGAACTTCAGGCTGCTTTATTAGAGTCTGAAAAGTTACGAGATGCTGCGGTTGAGGATTTAGAAACATTACAGAAGCGAACTCAGTTTGAACTGGTTGGACTGATTGTTAAAGTTGCATTGGGGATTATTGGAACTGTTGCATTTCTTACATCTATCTTGTATTTTTACGTTATATCTAAAGGATTGGATGCTAAGATCATAGAAAGCACTTGGTCTAATCTTTTTGGTATATTATTGACAAATTCATTTTCTATTATAGGAACCATAATGGGAGTTAAATACGCATCAGGTGAAAAGAGGTAGTCTAGAATGGATTGACAGTATGAATAGAGCTGCTGATAGCATGGCAGATGCAATGCTTAATAGTTCTCGCAACAGACGTGATAAAATAGATACTATTGAATTCACTTCAAGTATTGTTGAACCACTGGACACAGAATACAACTGGTATTCTCAAGCACAGAACTATGTCGTTCCAGCATTTTTTGTGATTATTTTATCGCTTTTAATATTTGGAATCATCACTTTGACTGACTCAGAAAAAGCAAAAATCGACAGAAAAAAAGTGCGGTTACTTGATTTTTTAAATGAAAAAAATAAAAATTAATTTTGTATTTTTGTTATCATGGCTGTTGCAAAAGTTAAAACGAATCCGCTGCCAGTTTCTTTTGATCAATTCAAAAAGAATCCTGTTGCTGCAGTGGCTTTTTGTATGCTGGTGGCTGTTAGCTATCTGTATTATGACGTTAAAACAGGGTATGCGGATCAGATCCAAGTCTCTAATGAAAAGATTCAAGCATTAGAACTTAAAGTTGATCGCATGAACGCTGCTTTAAAGAAGAGTGATAGTGCACTGGCTGCAGCTATAACTGAACTACGAATCATTAACACTGTAAAAAAACTATGAGAGTTTTAATCCTAGCGTTTATACTTTTCATTGGGCTAATCGAAATTTCATTTCCTGTTGGAGCAGTAAGTACACCGCCAGTTGATGAAATTGATTTAATGTTAGCCAAAGTTAAAAAGAATTTAGCCATGGCATCAGAAGTCACTCAAGTTGCACAAAAGACTAGTGAGAAACTTGTAGATGCGAAAGTAGAAGAAAAAGCTCAATTGAAAGAAGCAGTTATCGCAGCGGAGAAGAAAGTCGAAGTGATGGAAACCAAAATGGAAGTGTATGCTGTCAAAATGATTGGAGCAGGTATTGATACTGCTGTAGAAGAAGTTAAAATGAAAGGGCCAGCTTATGACGCTTATTTAAATTATGTTGAAGAGGGCGGTAAAGAAGAGTTTGACTATTTTAGAATGTACATATGGCAACAAAAGTAAAAAGCAGCAAAGAACTAGCCAAATGGAAACCAAAGCCTAAATCTAAACGCCCGGGTGTGGTTTCTAAAAAGAAGAATTCTTCTCTGAAGACTAGTAAAAATTATCGAAAAGCTTACAGAGGTCAAGGTAAATAATTATATTTGAATATTATGTACGACAAAAAACCAACCCCAATGAAATCCACTATGAAGTCAGTTGGTAAACTAACTAAGGTTACAATGAAACCAGTTAGCAAACTAACTAAGGTTACTAAAAAAGTGGTTAGTAAAAAGTCCCCAATGGGAAAATCTACTAAGTAATGGCTACTGCGAAAAAGACCAATCCGAGTAAATGGAAAGCCATTGTTGCTAGTGTAAAAGCTGGTAGTAAGGGTGGTGATCCGGGAGAATGGTCTGCTCGCAAAGCCCAGCTTGCTACACAACGCTACAAAAAATCTGGAGGAGGGTATGTAGGCCCAAAGAGTTCAGATAATTCTTTGAAGAAATGGGGAGATCAAAAGTGGAGAACTTCCGATGGGTCACCATCAAAAGGAAAGAAAAGATATCTTCCAGATGCAGCATGGAAGTCTTTGAGTTCAGGAGAGAAGGCAGCTACTAATAAAGCAAAAGCACAGGGTAACGCAAAAGGCAAACAGTTTGTGGCTCAACCTAAGAGCATTGCTAAAAAAGTAGTTTCTTTTCGGAAGTGATGCGAGAAGTTGGGATATTTCTAATAATTTATTTTAGTTTTTTATTTGCATTTTGGTATTTTATTGATCGGCATTTGCGAAATAAGAAAAAATAGTATATTTGTTCACTTAAAAACATGAACGAAATATCATTAACACCGGACCAAGCTGTAGGATTACAGCATTTTGTAGAAACTCACTTGGACAATTGCATGGAATCTATTGACCGAGATGAAAACTTTGTAACCGAAGAAGGTACAATTTTTGAACCGTATGACATTTTTTGTGGATGTCATGTATGTGTTACGAGAGAGTACATTATGGCGACATTTGATTACCTGAGACAAAACAACTTAGTAGATATTTATGTCCAAGACATTAAAGACTAGTTTGGTTGCACTAGCCATTGTATGCACAATGGGATTGATGAGTTGTTCTGCACAGCAGAGATATAAAAGGCTGTTAAAGAAACATCCAGAGCTCATTGAAACTGATACAGTTACAGTAAAAGATACTATTATAAGAGAAGTGAAAGTGCCGGTACCAGAGCACAAAGATTCTTTTATTATTAGCCATGATACCATAATTGAAACAGAACGATTGATCATTGAAAGGCGTGGTGACTTTTTTGGAGTCACTGTAAAACCAGATACTCTAACAGTAAGAGATACAATACACCGAGAGGTAAAAGTTCCCGGTAGAATCGTCACAGTAAAAGAAACTCAATGGACTATAACTTGGATTATTTTGGCAGTGGGCCTGATGATTGGGATGCTAATCAGAAGAAAGTGAAAGACAATGTTAATAACCCGAGTCACTATACTCAGGGAAAAGTAGAATGCATTGACGCTATTGAATCGGCTACAGTCAATAAGATCGGCTTAGATGCTGTTTGTACAGCAAATATTATTAAGTATATTTGGAGGTGCGAAAATAAAAAT